AATGCCACCCTTGGTAACAATTGGCGCATGGGAAGGGGGCAAGTACATCGGTTGCGTTCTGTTCGCGCGCGGCGCGAACATGAATATCGGATCGCCGTACAGACTGACTGCCCTTGAAGCAGCAGAACTTGTGCGCGTGGCGCTCACGAAGCACATGATACCGGTGTCGCGCATCATGACGATCGCTTGCCGGTTTCTTGCCAAGCAGTCACCGGGGCTGCGGCTACTTGTGAGTTACGCAGACCCAGCAGAGGGGCACCATGGGGGAATCTATCAGGCGTGCGGGTGGACCTACGAGGGTCCTTGTGACGAGTCGACACAGTTCTTTCACGAGGGGCGCTGGAAGCACCAGCGAGAGGTGACGGCTGGCGCGTTTGGGAACCCGAACAACAAGCGCGACTGGGCCTCTCTCCCGCGTCGCAAGACGCCAGGTAAGCACAAGTACCTCCTTCCCCTTGACCCGGCCATGCGCGCGCAAATCGCGCCCCTTGCCAAGCCGTACCCGAAGAGGTTATCATCTGAGGGCGCCGGAAAAAGCTCGCCCGTTGGCACCACCAACGGAGAGGGCGGAGCAGTCCCGACCCCGGCGCTCCAAGTTCGAGCCCGCTCCTGACCTTGCCCGCTCGCCTCGCGTAGCCCATTCTCCTCGGATGCGAGGTGACGCGGAGTGAGAGCACAGCCAGGGATGACAGCGGCGCTGGCCGCCCTTGCCCCCCGGCGCCGCGCGCCTCACGCTTGCGGGATGAGCATGACGGAAGCCTTCCTGCGCGGCCTTCACAGCGCCGCCGCGCCCATGAGCGGCCCCGCCCCGGCCAAGGAGTCGGCGACGCCGGAGGAGCGCCTCGCCGAGGCGGTGCAGCTCTACGACTGGCAGATCCGCGACCTGAGCGGGCGCGTCGCCAACTGCAAGGACCCGAGCGAGGCGGCGCGGCTCCACGCCCGCATCACCGAGGCGCGCGCGAAGCTCGACGCGACCCAGGCGCTGCTCGCGAAGAACGGCGACCCCACGGCGCACCCCGGCTTCGCGCAGGCGGTGGGGCAATACGTCGACACCGTGCAAGGCGTGCTGCTCTCGCCCGAGAGCGTGGGGATCCTCGTGGCCGACATTCCCCCCGAGATCGTGGCGCGGGTCGTCGAGGCGGCGCGGACGCTGCTGGACGAGCGGATCGCCGCGCTCGTGGGGCCGCCGCCGCAGTTGGCGTGAGGGCATTGTCAATGCGGCGGACGGTACGCGCTGGGCGATGGGAAAGCGTAGCCTTTTGCGTTGCCGCAATGTGCTAGCGGCGAGGGCCGGCGACCCCTAGATTAGGGCTACGATCGCGCCGTCCCCCGCTCCGGACTCGCGGTCGTAATTCTGTGTGCTCCAGCCCGAAGCCGCCCTGCGGAGCCTGTACGCGTGCCACAGCGACCGCTCCCGCGAGCGGCAAACGCAGCGCGCGCTGACGCAGGACTTCGGCACCTTCTGCTCGCTGCTGGAGATCGTCCCCACCGAGGGACAGCGCTCCCCGTTCGTCCTGAACGAGATGCAGCGGCGGTACAACGCCGCCCGCACGCCGCGTGACGTCATCCTGAAGGCCCGGCAGATGGGCATGACGACGCTGGAGCAGGCCCGCGACGCCTGGCACTTCATCAACCGCCCCGGCGCGCGCGTCACGATGATGGTTCAGTCCATCGACGACGCGGACAGTCCGGCGCGCAAGGCCAAACGCGTCTTCGACGTCTTCTTCGCAGCCCTCGCCAAGCGCGGGGTCAAACTCAACTTCGCCACTTCGCCCGCGGGCGTCTGGACGCTGCCGGACCGTGACGCGGTGCTGCGCATCGTGGAGGCCGGCGCCTCCCGCGCGGCGGCGCAGAAGAAGGGCCGCGGCGACACCGTCACGCGGCTCCACGTCACCGAGCACGCCTTCTGGGAGTTTCCGCGCGAGTCGCTGCTCGCCGTCGAAAGCTCCGTGGTCGCGCCCGAGCTCGGCGGCGAGATCGTCCGCGAGAGCACGCCCAACGGCGTCGGCGGCCGCTTCTACGACGACGTGCAAGCCGCGAAGGCGGGCACCTCCGGTTTCAAGTTCCACTTCTTCCCCTGGTTCCTCGAGCCGCACTACCGCGTGGCCCTGGCGCCTGGCGAAACCATCGAGCCGGCGACGGAGCGCGAGAAGCAGCTCGTCGCGCAAGGCGTCGAGCCGGACCAGCTCAAGTGGTACCGGCGCAAGGTGGCCGAGAAGGGTTCGCAGGAGGACGCCGACCAGGAGTTCCCGAGCGACCCCGAAGCGTGCTTCCTCCTCTCGGGCCGCACGTTCTTCTCCGTGGCGCGCATCGAGGAGCTGCGGCGCCTGGCGATCGGCGCGCGGCCGCTGGAGACCATCGAGGTCCGCGCCGACGGCGCCCACGGCGAGATCCGGGTTTGGTCGAAGGCTCGCGGCGACAGCCGCTACGTGCTCGCGCTCGACCCCTCGGAAGGCACCGGCGGCGACCCCGCCGCGGGCACCATCCGCGAGTGGGGCACGGCGCAGCACTGCGTCACCATCCACGGGCAGTTCAAGCCGCACGCGCTCGCCAAGATCGGCAACGACTGGGGCCGCCGGTACGGCACGGCCCCGATCGCGGTGGAGCGCAACAACCACGGGCACGCGGTGCTGCAAGCGCTGGAGCGCGAGCACCACTACCCCCGCATCTTCAAGCACTACGACGGCAAGCTCGGCTGGCTCAACAACGAGGTGACGCGCACCAAGGCGCTCACCGAGCTGGACGAGGGCATCCGCTCCGGCCTCTGGTCGACGCAAGACGTCGCGACGCTCGGCGAGATGCGCACGTTCATCACCACCGCCCACGGCCGCGTCGAAGCTGCGCGCGGCTCGCACGACGACCTCGTGATCGCCGAGGCCATCGCGCTCGACGTGCTCAAGAAGCCGGCGGCCGGCCGCATCGATTCCGGCGGCGGCTACGGCTGACCCACGCCCGCGGACACCGAGAGAAGCCCGATGTACAAGATCGCCACCGTCACCGTGCCGGGCACGGCGTCCACGACCACGGTCCATGCCGGCGCGACCCTCGACGGCCTCGGCGCGGTCGACTCGATGCTCATCGTGGCGTCGCTCGTCGGCGTCACCGGCGGCACGCTCGACGTGTACCTCCAGGTCGCGCCCAACGAGGCCGACGTCTGGGTCGACGTGGCCCACTTCGCGCAGCTTGCCGGCGGCGCTTCGGCCATCATCCGCTCGTTCGCGCTTTCCCGCTCGGGACAGGTCACGACCCTTGCGACCGTCGGCATGAACGGGACACCGGCCCTCGCGGCCAACACCGTCCTCGGCGGCGACTTCGGCGAGCGGATGCGCGTCGTGACCGTGACCGGCACGGGCGTCTCCCAGGGCGCCGACATCACCATCCGGCTCATCGGCTCGGCCGTGAAGAACCGAGCCTGAAAGACGCCATGCCCTCCTCCGACATGCTCCCGATCGATTCGACCGATTCGCCGCTCCCGCAGCCGTTGGATCCGATCGGGGGCAACGACACGCCGTTGCCGCAGCCGGTCGAGTCTGCCAACGTGCGCGACGCCATCATGTCCGCCGCGGTCGCCTTCGCGAAGAAGGCCGAGCAGTGGGCAGCGGCCGGCGACGGCAGCGGCGCCGCTCTGCTTCTCGACTCCGCCGTGCGCGCGTACTCCGCCATCTCCTGACCTCGCCTCCGCTCGCCTGATGAATCTCGACGAACGCTCCCTCGCGGACGCGCAGCGGACCTTCGCCGCGAACGTCTCGCCCCGCGCGCGCAAGCTCGACTGGCTCGAGCGCTACGCCAAGGGCACGCAGTACGAGGGCCGGCCGTCGTTCTGGAACGACGACGTGCCGCTGCAAGAGCGCGCGCCGTGCATCGTCATCCCCGTCGGCGAGCGCGCCGCGGAGAGCAACGTCGACCTCTGTTTCGGCGAGGGCCGCGCCCCGACGTTCGCGCTCCACGCCAACACCGACGACGTCTTCGACGCGCGGCTCGGGCTGTCCGAGGACGATGCCGAGCTCGCTACCAAGTTCATCGGCGCCGTCTGCGAGCAGGCCGACCTCGCCTCTGCTGCCCAAAGCCTCCTGGCGTGGGCGCAGATGCACGGGACCACGTGCGCGATCGTCTCCGCGCTGAACGGCCGCCTCTGCGTCGACCGCGAAGACGCGAAGTGGTGTACGCCGACTTTCGACCCGAAGGATCCCGACGTCGTCACGCGGCTGGAGATCCGCTACCCGTACCTCGAGGACTACGTCGACGACGCCGGCAGGCTCTGCAAGCACTGCGTGCTCTACCGCCGCGTCATCGACACCGAGCGCGACGTCACCTACAAGCCTGCGCCCGCGAGCGACCACGGCAAGGAGCCTGACTTCTGGGCGGAGGACCCCGAGAAGACGGCCACGCACGGGCTCGGGTTCTGCCCGGTGCGCTGGTACAAGTTCGGTTCGCACGGCAAGTGCCGCGACCTCGACGGCGAGGCCATCCACGCGAAGATGACCGACGAGATCGACGCGCTCAACCTGGCGCTGTCGCAGATTCATCGCGCCGCGGTGTACGCCACCGACCCGCAGATCATCGAGACCGGCGTCGACCCGGAGCACCGGCAAGCCCCGATGGGGCGCACGGCCAACGCGTACCTCGGCCCCGGCGACGCGTCCGCGAACGCGCAGTGGATGCTCTACGGTCCCAACAACAAGCCCATCCGCTCCGGCGGCGCTTCCGCGACGCGTCGCGGCCCTGGCGTCACCTGGCGCTACCCGGATCCGAACTCCTCGGTCGACCTGCTCACGCTCCCCGGCGACGCGCTGAAGCCCGCAGAGGACAACGCGAAGCGGCTCTACGGCATGATCAAGGAGATGCTTGGCGTCGTCTTCATCGACCCGACCGAGACCAAGCTCGGGACCAACATCTCCGGCCGCGCGCTGGAGTGGCTGCACTCGAAGCAGATCGACCGCTGCAACCGCATCCGCAAGGACTTCGGCCGGCGCATGCTGACGCCGCTGATCCACATGCTCCTCCGCGTCGCGCTCAAGACGCTGGGCGCGCTCTACATCCCCGGCCTCGACAAGGCGCGCGCCATCCTCGAGCGCTTCGAGCGTGAGGTCGACGGCGCAGTCGGCCCGCAGTGGTTCGGCCCCGAGATCCGCATCACGTGGGGTCCGTACTTCAAGCCCACCGCGACCGACGCGAAGACGGACACCGACAACGCCGTCACCGCGAAGGACGGCGGGCTCATCACGCTCAAGACCGCCGTCGAAGCGATGAAGCCGCACTACCCGAGCATCGTCGACGTCGGCCAGTACGTGGAGACGCTCGAAGCCGAGGGCGCGGAGAAGGCCAAGAAGGCGATGATGGCCATGCACGCGCTCGGCGGCGAAGTGCCTCCCGAGAAGCCCGGAGAGGACGACGCAGAGCCGCCCTCGGTGCGCCCGAAGCAGCTCCCGCCCCCGCGCGAGCCGCGCGCCGCGAAGCCGAAGAAGCCGCCCGTGGTCCGCGCAAAGAAGCGCGCGCTCGTGATCGCCGAAGCATGAAACCCGTCCTCAACCCCAACCCGCAGAAGCCCGCCGCGCAGGCCAAGGTCGCCGCCGCGCTGCTGCCATGCCTCGCCGATCTCCTCGACCTCGCCGGCCACGCGAAGCTCGCGCACTGGCACGTGCGAGGCCCCAACTTCATCGCCCTCCACGGGCTCTTCGACACGTTCACCGACACGCTGCGGGCGCAAGCCGACCGCGTCGCCGAGCGCGTCGTCTTCGGCCTCGGCGGCGCCGTGGTTGGCACTGCTCGCAAGGTTGCCGAGGAGAGCCGCCTCGACGACTTCCCCGAAGCCGAACGCGGCGCCGACGCCCTGTGCTTGGCGCTCGTGGCCGGCGCGCGGGAGGTTTCCGCGGGGCTCCAGGAAGCACGCGGCGTCTGCGAGGACATGGGCGACGCGGACACGGCGAACCTGCTCCAGGACATCGCCCTTGCCGTCGAGCACACCGCCGGGCTCATCGCGGCGCACGTG